AACGTAAAGCGCTGATTGACGCACTCAGACCAGACTTGCTGGACGGCGCGAAAGTAGAAGAGCAATTTGGCATTAATTGGGGCTCGGATGTTAGACCGCACGGCGAACGGATTATCCGCTATCAGGGCTTTGCTGATAATGGCGATGAAGCCACTAATCCGATTGATATCCATTGCATTCCTTTGCCAGCCACTTTGACCGACACGCCTGATTTGCCGAGCCACCAGCGTGCTATCCTGAATTTCAGCATTCCGAGCGGGCTATTAGATGGTGCGTATGATGAAGGCGGCGAGCTTGACCTGTATGCTGAATTTGCTGCTGACTATATCGTAAGGCGTGACCCAGAAGGGCGCTGGTGTGAGTGGAATGGGACTGCTTACGTAAATCCTTTGGCGGGCGTAAATGGTTCTGTTCATGATATAAAAGAGGCTCCAAATGGTGATATATATATCTGCGGATATTTTACAGGAGTGGGCGGATTTGCCGGAACGCAAAGAATTGCTCGCTGGAGTAAAGCTAATCAAGCTTGGGAAGCAGTTGGTAACCCTGTGACAGGGGCAACGATAACTTCTATCTACACTATGGCTTTTGACGCTAACGGGGATTTATATGTAGGAGGGAATTTTACCAATCTTGCTGGAATAGCTAATGCAGATTATTTCGCCAAATATACTGTGTCTACTAACACATGGAGCGCATTAGGAAGTGGAATCAACGGTATTGTATGGACAATAGAAATCTCACCAAACGGAACGATTTATATCGGTGGAAATTTTACATCGGCAGGCGGAAATGCGCATTGTAAATATATTGCCTATTATAATGGAAACAATTGGGCTCCACTTTCAACTGGATTGAACAAAGTAGTTCACATTTTGAAGTTTGCGCCTGATGGCAGATTATTGATAGGCGGTATGTTTACTAATGCAGACGGCACCAATGGAGATTATATCTGCTGGTGGGATGGGTCTGCGTTTAAGTCATTTACGAGTTTAGGAGCAGCAGAATTAAATAATGTAGTGTGGTCAATTGATATAAATCCTAATGGAACAATCATAATTGGTGGAGAATTTACAAATGCAGGCGGTGACCCTAATGCTAATTATGTAGCAGCATGGCGCGGTAATAATTGGGGTGGGTTAATGGCGGGCGGCGTAACAAGCGATGTAGCGGCGAGAATAGTTAAAGTAGCTTGCACAAATAGTGGAGATATTTATGTTAGTGGTCAATTTGATAGTATAGGACATTTATCGGTTAGTAATGTAGCAAAATCAGTCAACGGTGCGTGGCAAAGGCTTGATATCGATTTACCAAGTTTTGGGGTTCCAATTAGAGCGGTTTTAGAATTATCTGATGGTTCACTCTATTTAGGTGGTGATTGTTCAACAACAATGTCTGGTGAAAACGCCATTTCCAGTAATACTGCAATTGACCTTAACGTTTCCAGCGGTTCAGCTAACACTTATCCTTTCATATCGGTTATGGGTCCCGGAAAGCTTTACTCCATTATCAATTACTCGACTGGAGCGCATATAGAATTCAACGACTTGACGCTTCAGAAAGGCGAATGGATTGGCTTGAACTTCGACCCAGTTAACTTGAAATTCAGGGGCGGATGGGCTGGACGGGGCAACCTGCTGCGCTATGTTAATCCCGGAAGCGATTACGGCAATTTCTACTTGAAGCCAGGTGTCAATTCGATTAGCGTATTTATGGATAAGGCGACCACAACTTCAGCCACCAAAGCGTGGATTACTTGGAAGCCTAAATTCTGGGGCATTGACGGAGCTTTGCTGGAATGAGATACGAAATTAACTGGTATACCGATGCTGGAGTGAAATTAGGTGTTATTCAGGCATTTACATCGCTTGAGTATGTGCGCACAGAGAACACCATAGGCAGAATGGTATTGACAATTCCCCGTCAGCTTATGCGCTATGAGGATTTTGCTGTTGGGCAGCTGTTCGAGATATGGCGGGAAAAGCACGGCTCACTTGAGCTGCAGAACGACACCGCTTATTTTCTGCAGGACTGGCAGTTCTACACAGACCGAGAAGGCAGAGAGTATATCCAACTTTATGCTACCGATGCGAATTGGCTGCTGGACACAGCAATTGTTCACGCAACTGCTGGAAGTGTTAATGCTGAAATGACGGGTAAGCCTGATGACATAATGAAGGCGATTGTTAGAAGGCAGCTTGGTGAAACAGCAGAAGCAGATAGACGGAAAATTACTGTTGACGGTGACACAAGTCAAGGCGGAGCTACCATCACAAAAGCGTTCGCTTACCGTAATGTGTTGAGCATTATTCAAGAGCTTGCGGACATAGCTAAAGAGAATGGAGTATATCTGGCTTTTGATGTGGTTAGAATAGCACCAGCCGTATTTAGGTTTAGAACTTATGTTGGGCAGCGTGGTACAAACCATAGCAGAACTTCAGGAGATCCACGCTTGGTAGGCAAGCAATATGGCAATTTAGACGAAGCCACATTTGGAACTTTTCATTCAGATGAAAGGAATTGGGTTTGCGTTGCTGGACAAGGTGAAGAGGACGCTCGCATGCGTGTGTATCGCTGGAACTATCCGAGAATGGGAGCAAGCAAGTGGAACCGCCGTGAGTATTTTAAAGATAGCCGAGATAATTCAACCGAAGCAGCCTTGCAAGCAGATGGTGATGAGGCGCTAAATGAATTTAGACCAAAGCAGATTCTGACTGGCAGATTGTTAGATACGACCGGAATGCAATTCGGTGTCCACTATCAGTTCGGTGATGTGGTAACAGCTCAAGCTTTTGGCTATAACGTGGATTGCCACATCTCAAGCGTCAAGGTTAAAGTAGATCAGGATAACGGCGAACAGATAGATGTCAGACTAAGAGGTGAATTGTGAGTGCTTTTGAGGATGCCGTAATTCAGCGGATAAAGCAGCTTGAGCGAGAAGTGGAAAGGCTGCAGAAGTGGGAACGCCCTACTGGTGGTGGAGTGACCGATCATGGTGCACTCACTGGACTTGCTGATGATGATCATCCTCAATACCTTAAAGTGGCAGACTCAATAGACCACGGTTCCCTTACTGGACTTGGGGATGATGACCACACACAATACCTGAATACAACCCGCCATGATACTACTATCAGACATACGCTCGGAACAGTAGTTCCTCATGATGACCACGGTTCTCTTTCTGGCTTGAATGATGATGACCACACACAATACCTAAACAACACCAGGCACGATACCACTGGTAGGCATACGTTAGGCACGGTCGTGCCCCACGATGACCACGGTTCTCTTTCTGGTTTAACAGATGATGACCACACCCAGTACACAAAACACCCCGCAAGCTCTACTGATAACGCAATAGCCCGTTGGGATGGAACTACAGGCAGAATATTGCAGAACAGCGGTATAACAATTAATGACAACGGGCAACTCTCTGGTGACGGTTTGGATGGCTGGTGTTATGACACTGACACTTGGACTTATGTGTCTGCTACCAGTTTCAAGATAACTGGCAAAAATGTGCGCTATCGCTTCCCGAAGGGCACGAAAATTAAGCTGGTGCAAAGTGGCGCCACGAAATACTTCTATGTAATAGCAACCGCTTACACTTCTGGTAATACCATTATCACCATTACAGGCGGTTCGGATTATGCTTTAGCCAATGCTACTATCAGCGGGCAGGCGTATAGCTATGCTGCAGCTCCGCAGGGCTTCCCACAGTGGTTCAATTTTACGCCGACATTATACACGGGCTGGAGTGCTTTACCAACTGGAACTTACATATTCAAAATTATTGGCATGCTTTGCATCTATCCGGTGGATATGGGCGCTGGGACAAGTAATGGAACAAGCGCAGAATTAAGCATTCCTGTTCCATCCATCAGCAGTATAACCAAAGGTGGCGCGAATGGATATGCAGTTGACAATGGTACAACGTTAACAGGCGCATCCAGATGGCGTATAACAGGAGCCGATAACAAAGTCCAGTTCCACACGAATATGGCTACAGGAGCTTGGACAAATAGTGGAACAAAGCGTGTCGGAGCGCTGATAATATATGAATTTTAGCAGTATAATTTGCATGGAGGTGCAATATGGATTTTCCGTTAGGCGTGGACATATCGGCTTATCAATATAGTTCGGACGGCAAGCGCAAGCCAAACTTTGACATCATAAATGCTAAGTGTAAGTTTGTGGCAGTGCGTGCTGGTATAAGCTGGGGGTATCAGGATAAATGGTTCCGCTACAGTTGGGACAATCTCAAAGTCCCACGTATGGCGTACCATGTGATATATCCGGGAGAGTCTGCCATCAGCCAGATGCAGCACTTTCTGAACATCGTTAGACCCACCGATACCGACCGCTTGGTGCTGGATATGGAGCTGGATCACGGGCAAACAAAAACGAAAATTACTGACACTCTTATAAAATGCCTTGAGTATGTGCGAGAACATACTGGGCGCTATCCCATTGTTTACAGCCGTGCAGGCTGGATAAATCAGTTTGTGGATGTATCGCAATTGCCAGAAGTGGACTGGTGGCTT